TCACCAAATCGCAATAAAGCAAGTGATGGAGCTATCGGTGACGCTAAACATGCCTCTCGTTCGTCAGATCATAATCCTTGGGTTACAGATGGCAGTATGGGGGTTGTGACTGCCATTGACATTACGAATGATACTGCACACGGAATCAATGCCCGCAAGCTTGCTGAAGCCCTTGTAGCGTCAAAAGACAAACGTATCAAATACATTATCTCAAACGGTGAGATTGTTTCTGGTGCTGGAGAAAGCAATCCTGCTTGGGTCTGGAGAAAATACAATGGCGCAAACCCTCATACGAAACATGTTCATATCTCTGTGCAACCGGAGAAGGTTTCATATGACGATACGTCTCCTTGGGTGCTAGATATCAAGGTCACACCAACACAAGTTGCTAAACCTCCTGTTAAGGCTAAGCCTCTTCTAAAGAAAGGCTCAAAGCTAAAAACTGATGTAGAACATCTACAGAAGCTTTTAGGATTTACAGGCAAAAATATTGATGGTGTTTTCGGTAAGAATACCGAAACCGCTGTAAAGGCTTTCCAAGCAGCTAACAAACTTGTCGCAGACGGTAAGGTTGGAACTTACACTTGGGACGCATTAGAAAAGAAATTTAAACAAAAGGAAACAAAAGAAATGGCTGCTAAAAAGAAAACAGAAACTAACGTAACTCCTTCACCGCTTGTCGGCGGTCTGGTCGGAGGAATTGCAATTAGTGTTCTTCGCGAGGTTATTGGTAAAGCTCTAACAACTGCATCAAACGATCCTAATATGCCTGTCACTAAGGATAAGGTCAAGGAACTCACAGAAAGCATTGTTGAAAAGGTGGCTCCTGCCGTCCAAAACAAGATTGCGCCAAAGGTCGAAGCTGAAGTTCAAGCTATCGAAACAAATGCTAACAACGATGAGCCTTGGTATAAGAGCCGAGTTGTTCTAGGAACGATTGCTTCGCTATTGTCTCTTGGGCTTGGTTTTGTCGGTGTTCAGGTCGGTGTAGTTGAGCAAGGACAGATTGTAGACCTTATCCTAACCGCTAGTGGTCTAATTAGTGGCGCTTACGTCCTATATGGTCGCCTTAAGTCTGGTCTTAAACCACTAGGAGAATGAGTAATTTAATTATGGCTGAACAACCAGCCTTGTATATTAGATTGTATCGTGGAATCGCGGATCATTTCACGATACGTTGGACGGAATGGGCTATGCTTTGGCCCACTTTCTTTTTGTGGATGATCCTGTCCGTAAATCCAGATTTATTTTCTATGTCTCCGTCATTTACACAAATGGCGAGTTGGTTTGATGAATCGACATGGAGTATCATTTTTGGGTTTGCAATGATTTGTCGTTTTGCCGCCTTGGCAATTAATGGAACATTTAAAGGCTTTGAATTTTCACCACATATTAGAGCGGGCGCGAGTCTGGTAGGTATTATAATTTGGTCACAAATCAGTTTAGGTTTTCTATTATCTTGGTTAAATGATGGTGGTCTACCAACTACAATTGGTATTTATACATTACCTGTCGTTCTTGAACTTATGAATGCATGGCGCTCTTTCCTTGACATAGGGAAACAGTTCCCTATAGAGCGGTAAAAATGCCTGTATTAGATTGGACCTCATTAGACATTACGTCTCTCGCAAATGCTACGCTCGGATTATTAACAGGTTTAATTATTTGGATTTCAGTTAAGGTCGGTCGTAGAACTGTAGCGCCAGCCGAACCGCCAGCGACCATGAAAATGGAAGGTGTAACTGTAATTAGTAGCGAATCTTTATTAGCTTTATCAAGAAGCATTGAAGGCGCTATTCTTGAATCGACAACGAGGCGAGCGCAAGATGAAAAAAACCGTCTCGCAACTTGTGAATTAAAAAACGAGATTGAAGAATTACGTTTTGAAATGAGACTTTCAGATAGAATGAAAAATAACTCTTGACATTTCTGTTTGAAAGGTATATAAACACATTATGGAGAGGATGCGCAATGTATCCTCATATTACCCTAAATACCGCAAACTACCTAAACTGCACCTGACCCTAGTTGGACTCGTAATCCGGCTAGGGTTTTTTATAGGAAAAAGAATGATTGAAAAAGCATTAGAAGCTAAAGCAGCATACGAAAAATTTGGAACATACACAGCGGCAGCTAGAGATTTAGGAATCGCCAGATCAACACTTATGGAGCGCTTGAGAAAGCTTGCACATAGTGGTGATGACGGATTGGCTTTCAGGTCGGTCCCTTTTGGTCATCACGTCAAAGGTGTTTCGACATTATATGACGGTAATGGTCTTCCTCGCGCTCAATGGGTTAAAACCAGAACTGACGCCTTTGATCCTGACGCATTTGTAGAATATTTAAATGACGCTTTGAAAGATCATTCTTTCGCTCCTGTCCAATTCAACAAACCGCAATATCTCGACTCTGAAGTCATGATGGTTTATCCGCTGGCCGATCTTCATTTGAACATGCGAACAACGGCGCAGGAAACGGGTGCTGATTGGAACCTTAAAGAGGCAACACAACTTACCGTCAAATCCTTTACGCGCCTTGTAGCCAAGTCTGACAACACAGAGACGGCAATCCTTTTGAACCTTGGCGATTTCTTCCACACAAACGATGCTAAGAATGCGACTCCGCGCTCTGGCAACATTCTAGATGTTGATGCTGGTTATATGCCAATGCTGGTTGCAGGCGCAATGCTTATGATCGAGCTAATCGAGATTGCGCTACAGAAACACAAGACTGTTATCGTTCGAAATATTCCCGGCAATCATGATCCTGAATCGTCAGTCGCTTTGACTGTCGCTCTATGGACTAGGTTTCATGCAGAGCCGCGCGTTCAATTGGACATGCGCCACGATGATTTTTTCTTTCATCGCTTCGGAACAACTCTAATTGGAGCGAACCATGGCCACAGGCTTAAGCCTGTCGATATGGCGCTGAAGCTCGCGACGGAACGCGCGGATGATTGGGGAAAGTCAAAGTATCGCTATTTCTATTTTGGTCATATTCACCATGAGACCTTGAAGGAAATTGGCGGGGTTCGCGTCGAATCGTTTCAAACGCTTTCGCCAAAAGACAAACATGCGAATGACGGCGGCTATGTATCAGGTCGTTCATTGACGGCAATCTCCATTCATGAGTCGGACGGTGAAATAGGACGACACAGAGTTAATCTGTAGTCGTTCCATTTCACATATTAGCACAAACGAAAGGGGCGTCAAGCCCCTTTTTACTTTGATACATCAATATACGACTGGAACACTTTCTCTAGAGCGCCATAAACAGTTTCGTTTTCAGGCAACCAAAAGTCAAGTTCGAAAAATCCTCTTAGTCCATTATGATGCTTATATAGAAAGTTTTCAAAGGCTACATATTTTGATTCTTTATCTAAATCATAAAATGTAGGAATCGGACCCTTTACCGCCACTTCGAAATACGGTCTATCTACTGTCACAAGCTTGCCGTCATTTGGTCCGCCTACACATAACCCTGAATATTTTATTCATTCTAATATCATCCTTCTTAGATCATCAATTGCCATTTTACTTAAATCTCTTTTCGTAGATAGGTTTTTGAGAATTTTTCTGTCCAATGTGCCTTTCCCGATAAGATCGGTATAGAAAGCAGTTCCGACACCGCCAATTCTGCTTGTTCTGTTTTCAGCCTGTTCATGTAATATGAGGTTGTATGAAAGGGAGTATCTAATTGCTCTGTTGCAAACGTCTTGGATTCCGTCCATTCCGGTTCCAGCCGCGTCGGGAGTTCCGACGAATTCACGTATATTTGAATCATTAATAAATCGATTTTTGTTTTCAATTCGTTCTTTAGATTCAACGTTGCCTGATAAATCGACACAGCTTTTACCCAAAGCTTTTTTGATAAGAATCGCATCTTGTTTAAACCTGCACCAAATCGCAATTTTGTCATCACTAATCGTTTCCTTCCAAGCTAACAAGGCGTCTAATCGAGTATTTTCTAATTCTTGAAAACTGCCGTCTTCCAGAACAAGATAGCCGTTACTCACCTGCTGCATTCTGGTCATTGCTGAAATGGCATTTGAAACCGTCAAAAATTCACCATTATCTAATTTTGCTATAAATTGCTTTTTTAGAGATTGATATAGTTCTTTCTGGTGGGGATTCAAATCGAATATGAATTCGTCAAATATTTTTTCTAGACCAAGTTCTTCTTGCGTCACACGATAAATATAAGGATCAATTTTATTATATAAATGATCTACATTCTTATGACCAACTACTTGATTGGCAAACCCATTCCATTTGGTAATACAATATGATGACATAAAGGCCGTCTTATATCGAATACCGATAATCTTTTCATCTAAATAAATAAATTGCGACCAAAGATCAAGCAGATCTTTTCCTATTGGCGTTCCTGTCAAGATCGCACGACTGGAAACCATACCGCCGAAATGATATGCCGCCTTAGCTCTGCCACTGGTTTTTGATTTAATCAGGTGTGATTCATCAATAGCCAACAACACTCTACCCTTGTGATGTTTGATAAAGTCTGTTAAAATCTTTTCACCGGCTGGAGTCTTGGCGGCGTCGATATTAAGAACGACAATTTGTAGACCTTGAAAAGCCTTCAATTCATCATATAATTTTTCTGATTTCTTTGTTTTGTTTTTACTCCATAACCAAGCTGACCAATTGATTGATTCGTGAATGTCACGTTCAATCTGCCCTTCGCCTTCAGGATCATTGCGCCTTGTCCATTGTTCTGATACAAGTTGATTAGGCGTCATGATAATGAGCGCGTCAATATTTGAATTACAATAATGAAATGTTGTTAAATCAGTGAGGCTTTTGCTTTTACCTCCACCGGGATCATAAAACAAACCAAAAGCGTTTAAATTTTTAAGTTTATCAAAAGCTTTTTGTTGATGATCTAGAGGTTTTCTTTTAAGAATAAAAGAAGGCCGCTCATTGATTGTTTCAACAGCGCCAAACATAGCTTCTGTTGTGCGCTGGTCATCAATCGTAGCGTTTGGGAAATGGAGCAACCATAGAGACAAATTCGATTGAGACGGAACGAAAGAAAATGTGCCGTCCTTGTTTAAACTGGACGCACCTTCGAATTGTCGTTTAAATGCTAAAACAGATAGGGGTGCGTTCCCTAAAGTTCGCGCCCTATCACCTGATATTACAATATTCAATCCAGAGCCTTTAGAATCCCTTCTAATCGAGTGATTGTATTCCGCAATTCATCTTTGATTTGTTTTACTGAATAATGCGTATGATTAATCATATTACCTGCGTCAATAACAGCATTAGGGATTGTTACAACCGGATCGAAATATTCAGCGTGAAAACCGTTTGAAGTTGATCCATTAGAATCCTTCTCAACATATACCCAATCGCCGTTAGTTGACTTTACAGTATAAATTTCACCATAAATCCAAGCGCCGGGAGTTCCCTTAATTTCGCCACCCTTATTTCTAATAAACCGAACCAAATCACCTTTCTTAAACATCCTGATAGCCTCCTAGAGCGATACAGCGATTAACCCAAGCCCAAGCACTTTCGATATCAGCGAAAGTCGTTTTGGCAATTGAACTACCAAAAGAAGCCATCCATTCATTCAACACTTCATCATACCAAACACTAGCTGCATATGTCGTATTAGAGAGCATTTTCGATCCTTTCGATTGTGCGAAAAATTCCTGTATTGTCTCCCGGCTCTTTAGCCGCTTGTCTCAAGATCGGGATGACGTAATCCCAAAAACCACGCTTAGCATATTTATATGCGCGTGTCAACAGTTCATGACGTTTTGACCAATTTTCTTCCATTTAGACCACACTCCTATTAAAATCCCGCACTGTGGCGTTAAAGTGTGGTGCAAACAAACGCCGGAAAACCAACGTTTCTTCTATTAATACCACACTACCACACTCTTTTAAGAGGAGTCTAAGGAAGAGTCAATAGGTCTATATCTGTTGTTGATTCTATATCCTATCGCCTCGATTTGGGGTCCAAACTGTGGGACTGTGGGATTATGATTTGTGTTGACAGCGTTTGGTGAGTGCGTTATATGACGAGGATCGAAACAAGATAGAGGAAAAAGAAATGAAAAATAGCGAAACGCTCGAAATGACCGCTTGGAATTGTGATGCGTGGCCTGAATGGCTTCGCGTTTTGATTCAAAATATCAACGATGTAGCCGACCGAACCGATATGAGTTCTGAACAAGCACACGCTTATGGAATTTTGCTGGATTTATCGCTTGTCGCTGATCGCCCTGAATTTTTTAGTTGACAGACTATTAGCCTTGTGCTAGACAGTCGATACGCAATCATGCGTTAACTCAAAAATAGGAAACTAAATGGCTAAAAACGAAATTACAAAAGCAACAGGAACGGCAGTTGGTGCAGCATCAGCGTTCGATGATTACGCTGGTCAAGGCTTCGGTCATCAAGCATCAACAGATTTTCTGATTCCGCGCATTGCGGTTCTAGGCGATCTAAGCCCGCAAATTAAGAAGAATAAGGAAGAATATATTGAAGATGCAGCAATTGGCGACATTGCTGACGTAGCAATGGGTGAAATCCTTGCTAAGCAAGGCGAATTCTTTCCATTTCTTCCGGTCATTCGTGTTAAGGAAGTTATTGAATGGAAGCCTCGCACACAAGGCGGCGGTATCGTTTCTCGAAACGTGTTGGAAGAAACGATGGAGTCTTACGCTGCACGTCTTGGCGTCAAGCAGAATGACAAGTTCGAATACATCAACAAGGCTGGCAATGAACTGATTGAAACGCACCAATGGTATGGTATCAACCTTATCGCTGGACGTTGGTCATTCATTCCAATGAAGAAGTCAAACCTGAAGGTTGCTCGCAAGTGGATGACTAAGGCGTCTGCAATCAAGCTTCCGAACGGTGCGCCCGCTCCATTGTTCTATAAAACATGGTCGATTGGTTCTTTCCTTGACTCTGGAAACGGCAATGAGTGGTTCAATTACCGTGTAAATGATGGTGTGCTTCTTCAAGATTTCAACGAAGATTGGCAGTCAATTTTCGCTGACGCAATCAAGTTGAAGGAAGCTGTTGAATCTGGTCAAGCGAAGGGTGACGTTCGCGACACTGACATTGAACCAGACTCGGAGACTATTTAAATGCCTGATTATAATCAAATTGGTGATAGTCTAACAATCAAGTTTACCGGTGTAGATTTTGCACCGGTAAACGACGATATTGAAGATGAAGAAATTTCAACAAATGAGGCTTTGGTTGAAATTCTAAAGATGCAAACGTTTAGAGAGCGAATGGATTTTGCTTCTATTTTGAGCGATCTTTTGGATGATCGTATTCAAATTGAACCATTTGATATTTGCCAAATAATTGATACGCTAATTGATATCATGGAGTATGAAGACTATGAGTGGTGAAACTTCTCAAACTGTAGCTGCCGGTCAGCTACGAGCGCTTATCGAGCGCATTGAACGATTGACTGAAGAAAAACAAACCGTAGCGGATGACATTAAGGATGTTTACGCTGAAGCGAAGGGAACTGGTTTTGATACCAAGGCTTTGCGCACTCTTATCAAGCTTCGCAAGAAGGATAAGGCGGAACGCGAGGAAGAAGAAGCAATTCTTGATCTTTACAAGGCGGCGCTAGGATTGGAATGATGACAAACTTTTTGGGACTTGTATTCGCCGGTGTATTGATTTGTAGTAGCCTAGCGTGGTTTGCGCTAGGTCTACTCGCACCATTCTATATTCTTGTGCAAATGTTCGGAGGCTGATATGGATAGCTGGACACCTTGGAATGGTGGCGAAAACGCGGATAGTTTTCCAGAGGCAGCAGAGGATAGCCGCGTTGATGTTGAATTCCGAAACGGCGACCGTTGGTTTAGTGAACCTGTTACTAATCTTTGGTGGGATCATACCGGCGAAAAGGATGATATTGTTGTTTGGAGACTAACAATTGTCGAATCTATTTGAAGAATACGCCCAAAAATCCAAGCCAGATTCTAAGTTAGCCATTCTTCGCGAAAAGTGCGAGGAAGCGGTTAACTTAGAGTTAGCTATCTCTGATTTGGAGAATGAAACAAAACAGCTTAACAAGCGTTTGAACGTTATCAAGACGACTGAAATTCCTGAACTTATGTCAGAAATTGGTGTTGATAAGTTCGAACTATCAGACGGCACAAAGATCAAGATTAGTGAATTTGTCGCTGGCTCACTTCCAAAAGAAAACGAGGCGCGGAAGAAGGCTTTTCAGTGGCTTGAAGATCATGAGTTAGGTTCTATTATTAAAACGGATGTTAATCTTACCTTTGGTAAAGGTGAAGATAATATGGCAAAGAATCTTATTGCATCTTTGCAGGAACAAGAGTATGATCCGGTTGTAACAAAGACAGTTCATCCTCAAACGCTTCAATCGTCCATCAAGGAATTGATGCGCGATGGTAAAGAAGTTCCACTTGACGATCTTGGTCTTTATGCCGGTAAGACGGCGAAGATTAATTTAGGAAAATAAAATGATCCAGCTTGATAAAGACGTTTACGAATTCTATATGGCACGGCTTGTAGAGCGTTGGCATAATAAGCCTACCGTGCCACGGCAGACGAATTCGGACCATAGTTTTGGGATGCTTCTCCTTCTCCTTAAGCTACATCCGAATCCGTCTGCCGATCTAATGGAGGCGATTATTCGCCATGATCTTTCGGAAGTTCTAGGCGGCGATTTCCCGCACAAATCCAAGAAGGAACATCCGGTTCTAAAGGAAATTGACGAAGCTTATCACGTCAAGTATGCCGAAATTCATGGTATGCGAGTATTGAATCTTAGCGAAACTGACTATCTTTGGGTTACGTTGATGGATCAACTAGAGCCGCTTTACTACCTTCTTTCTCTCAAAGAACAAGGTAATACGTCAAACAATGATTTGATCATTCAATGTAACGAGCGTGTCGTTTCTACAATTGCACAGCTTAAGATTTTTGGTTATTTCACTGAACCTAATGAAACTAAGCATTGATCTATTTTATTTTGGACCAACAGACAGGACTATAATCAAGGTATTGCAAGAACGAGAATTCGTCACAATCAATACCTTGATTGATGCTGTATATGCTGGTGCAAAGATGCCAGAATATCCGGCAGAAGGAATGCGAGTAAAATTGACTCGCCTAAGAGCTAAGCTAAAAAAACAAGGAATCAAATTAGAAAGCAGCAGCAAAGGCGGTCAAGGAAATTGGGCGAATTACAGGTTAGTGAATGAGTAAATGGACAGAAAAAGAAAAAGCATTATTCCGTGAATTATGGGAGACTAGGGATACTGTTGAGCAGATCGCTAAAAAGCTTAATCGACCAAAAGATTCTGTCAGGGGTTATATATCCAGACAAAAGCTAGAAACGAGAGAAAAAGCTAAAACGAGCGAAGCGCCGATTATAAAAGTTTCTCGCAATTGGTTTCGAGACGAAATAGAAGACCCACCAAAGGAAATTCCATTGCCAGAAGACGCTTTAAATATTCCTTGGGATCAGTTGTCTATTGATCAATGTCAATTCGGAACATCTAATGATTTTTACGAACCGGCTGGCAGTAAATTTATTTGCTGCGGTTTGCAAGTTATGAAGGGTAAAGGCGTTAGAAAAAGGTTCTGTGAATATCATGCAAAGTATGCTCTTAAATCATGAATCGCTTAAAGAACTGTTGCATTATGACCCAGAGACAGGTAAACTTTTCTGGAAGTTTCGTGATGTTAAATGGTTTAAAAATAAGAACCAAGGTTCTTGCAATCAATGGAATTCTAAAAACGCTGGTAAACAAGCTTTCTGTTGCTTAAACTTAAATAGCGGCTATCTCTGTGGGTGTATTTTTGGTAAAACCTATCTAACCCATAGAATTATTTGGTTTTATCTATATGGTGAATGGCCTGAAATTGTTGATCATATCAACGGAATTAAATTAGATAACAGACTTATTAATTTGAGAAACGTTGATACAAAAACAAATTCAATGAATAGAAGTATTTATTCTAATAATAAAACTGGTCATTCAGGAATTTTTCTTATAAACCACAGTGGACGTTATAGAATTGATATTGCGGGTAAATATATAGGTTGCGCTCCCACTCTTGTCGAAGCTATTAAAATTAGAGAAAAAGAATTAAATGATCAAAACTATCATCAAAATCATGGGAGAAAATAAATGAAGATACTTGTCAACCTAAACTGTCTAGGAGATAGCGTTCATCGTCACGATTTAAAGCACCAATCGTTTGATATGTATCATGAAGCACAAGCCGATGATACGCCAGTTATTCCGCTCATTCGAACGTTACAAGCTCTTTCAGAACAGTATGAGATTGTCGTTTACACCACGATCAAGGAATCGTATAGATATCAAGTTGAACAATGGCTTGTTGACTGTGGCGTTCCGGCTGAAGACGTTCTAATGAAGGCTGAAGACGATTGGACGCGAGACTATGAATTTCTTATTGATTTAATTTTAACAACTGATGATATTGAATTAGTCTTTGAAGAAAATCCGCGCATTATTGAGGAATTGCGCGAACAAGGTGAATACGTTGTGGAGACAATTTAATGTTGTGGAAAGAGCTTGATATTCGACCCGATTATGTTATTTTGGATGACACGCGAATTCCACGCCCTTTCTATATGTCGCCTAGCCAATGGATGGAGCAATGGGATAGTTTCCATGAAGGTCGAAGTTACGATGATGGCTTTTATGAAGGCGTAGAAAGTCAGAAAGAATATGAATATACAGAAGATGACTTAATCAATGCAGAGGGTAGCGGATACGAAAGAGCTATTTCAGATGTTCGCGGTGATATCAATAATGCAATTGATGTAATGGAACAAGAATTATTTGAAAAAATAGATGGAAAATTAATCGACTCTTTGAAAGATAGGTTTTACGATTGTGTCAATTGACCTGATATACGACACTGAAACGACTAATCTTATTGCCAATACACTAAAGGCTATTGATAAGCAGCCGCACATTATCGAATTCTATGGTTGTCTGGTTGACCGCGATACGCAAGAGACTATTGACGAACTTGATTTGCTGATCAAACCTCCTGTATCTATTACGGCTGAAATTACAAAGATTACAGGAATTAAGCCAGAAATGGTCGCTGACGCTCCTACATTCTATGCGGTGGCTGGTCAGATTAGAGATATGTTCGCTCGCGCCGATAGGCTTGTGGCGCACAATCTTTCTTACGATATGCAGATGATCGATTTTGAATTCAGGCGGCTTGGTGTGGTTATCCCTATGCCGAAGGATCGAATATGCACTGTTGAACAAACCGAACACCTTAATGGCTTTCGCCTTAATTTGAACGATCTTCACGAATATCTTTTCGGGGAACCGTTTAAAGGAGCGCATAGAGCAAAGGTTGACGTTATGGCTTTGCGCCGTTGTTATTTTGAATTAATCAAAAGGGGAGAAATTTAATGGGTTATTATACACGTAAGGGGAGGAGTCAGGTGATATTTGGACAACCTATTACAAGGGCGGAAGATCGCAAAACGCTAAAGCAAAAATTACAATTGAACCATTTGATGAAAGGAAACTGTCATGATCGAAATTAAATGGCAAGCCGCTGATGGCTATGTAGGTAAATCACGACCACATTCTTTTAGAATTTATCCTGAAGATTATGAAGATTATGAAGATGATGAAGATATTGTTGCAGAACTTTATATTCTACTTCAAGAAGATTTCTTACAAAAAGTAAGCCCTGAATTCACAGATGACATTGACGAAATTGTAGCGCGTATTAAGGAGGCTTTGACAGAATGAAACTTTATAAGTTCTATTGGGATTGTGGTCGTATGGGCAGTTTAGAAGGATTATTTTTTGCTAATCCAGAAGATATTCCATACGGTGAAAATATTTATTTTGGCGAGGTTCTAGGTAAGCATTCTGATATATCAGAAACGCTATGCGAAGAAGATATTGTGGAAATCGATTTACCAGAGGAAATCGTAACACTGCTTTTCGAAAAGCTAGGACGTAATGTTTCTGGTTATAATCCGATTGATTATTATCATGGGGAAGAATGATGAAATACCAAGTCATTTGTGCAGATTGGCAAGAAGAATTCGATAGCCCGCACGGCTTTACGTTCGAAACAGACGCATTTTTTGCCGAAGATGCTGTTTATGAATATGTTAAAGAGCTTGACGAAAACTCTAATTTCGTAGACGACTATCCACAAGATGCTGTTTATCAGACTAAAGATGAAAATGGCAATATTGAATCTTTTCTTGTTTCAGCGGATTTTGAACCTCAATTCTATATATATGAGCAACCGTGATCGAAGATATTAAATATGAGACATATCCTATACCGGGCATTCATGTGCAAGGCGGTCAACATTGCGGTGTTCCGTCTGGTGTAAGGGCTACTTATGCAGATGGCGAGATAACAGCTTATGTTAATATTGGAAGATCACAACACGTTAATAAAATGATTGCTGAAGAAATGATTCTTACAGCTATAACGCATCCGAAATATAGGTGATTTATGAAGTATATCAAAATTCCCGGCCCCGGTCAATTTCGTGGTGAAGGCGAATGGCAGGAATGTAACATAGAAGATATGTTCGTTCTTTACGATTATTGCTTAAAGACTGGATATCTACCAGTAAAAGAGGAAGAATGCGAATCCCAAGAATCCTAGTCTGTGGCGGTCGCCATTTCGAAAAGACCGAAGAAAATTGGCGATGGTTCCGCGACCATATGGAAAGGATTATTCTAGAACGTGGTTGGGTTTGGGATGATCTATACCAGATGCCAGCGGTTATCATCATTCATGGCGCTTCGCCCGCTGGCGGTATTGATTGGATGGCTGACGACTATGCTACGGTCAATTGGCTAGAGACAGACGTTTATCCGCCAAAGCGCGAGGATATTCAAAAGTGGGGTTTCCCGATTGCTGCCAAGATGCGCAATCAAAGAATGCTTGACGAGGGTAAACCAGAACTAGTAGTATGTTTTCCCGGTGGTAATGGAACCGCTGACATGAATGAACGGGCCTTAAGGGCTGGCGTGGAGGTAATTGAAATTGAACGATGATATTGCATTTACAAAAGTAAAGCTTCCGTGGGGCTGGCTTTCGAATATGTCGCCGCATGGTGTAACGAATTTTGACGGTCAATTTTTTCCTACAGCCGAACATTTGTTTCAAGCTTTACGTTTGCCTTGTGATCATCCAGCAAGAGAGGATATGCTTTCGAATCGCAACCCAATGCGCGCAAAACTGATTGCTAAGTCTTTCGTTAAAGATTTTATTATTGAACCTCTTTCGTCAGACGATCTAATGAATATGCGCTATGTGATTAGTCAAAAGATTAATCGTCATTCTGATTTGAAATATGAGTTGATTTCAAGTGGAAACCGCTTGATTGTCGAGGATGTTTCTGCTAGAGCAACCAAAGGCGCGGCTTCTTTTTGGGGCGCTGCTAAAGTAAACGGTCAATGGGTTGGTGAAAACAAGCTTGGCCGTTTGTGGATGGAATTAAGGAGTGAAATTTGTTCGTAACAACAGGATATAGTTTTCGCAATTCAATTGGTAGTGTTAAGGATGTTGTTGAGCGCTTAAAGGCGCTCAATTACGTTTATGCGCCTATCGCTGATATCGCCTCTACATGGACCTTTACCGAATGGGCTAAGGAAAGTAAGATGGCTGGCCTAAAGCCCGTCTATGGTGTGCAGTTGGCTGTTTCTCCAGCGCCTACGGCTAAGAAGCCGGTGAGTGATCTTTGGACTTTTATTGCGCGTGACGATGTTGAATCGATCAACAAGCTGGTTTCTCTAGCAACCTCGCAATTCCGCTACACGCCGTTGCTCACATACGAACAGGCACTAGCCGCTGAAGGTGTGTTCATTATCACTGGACACAAAGCACAGTTCCAACACTTCAAGCCGCAATCCAATCTTTTTGTTGGAATCTCTCCTGCATCATCCAAAGGCTTTATCAACAAAGCTATTACCGAAGGTCACAAATTTGCAGCGGCGCAAGTGAACGCCTATATTAACGAAACTGACAAAGAGTTATGGGAAATCGCTTGTGGTCGTGGCGCATCAACGCAGACTTATCCGCAATGGATTCTATCTAAGCAAGAATGGAAGAATAGCGTTGCGCATCTTCCGGCTAGTGAGGAAATGGCATGGCTACACCTAGAGGATATTTTAGAGGCTTGCAACGTCACATTACCACAAGCCGATATTATTCGGCCTGTAGTCGATAAGACTTTGCGTGAAATGTGCTTGGAAGGGGCAAAGAAATATGATATTGATCTATCCCGCGACGGATATATGGACCGTCTTAATCATGAATTGGAAATTATTTCTGTCAAAAACTTTGACGACTATTTCTTCGTCATGGCAGACATTATGCAATTCGCTCGCGCCAATATGGTGTGCGGTCCCGGACGAGGTTCTAGCGCTGGCTCTTTGGTGTGCTATTGTTTGGGTATTACAAGCGTTGATCCAATTAAGTATGGCCTTCTATTTTTTCGATTCATCGACCCGAATCGTCCTGATTGGCCTGATATTGATTCGGATTTGGACCCTGAAAAGCGACAACTGGTTTGGGAATATATTAAAACCAAATACGGAGCGGATCGATTTGCTAAAGTAGGAGCGCTGGCTTATTTCCAGACAACTAACGCATTGAACGAAGCGTGTAAGGCGCTTGGCGTTCCTCGCTTTGAAGCGGATAAGGTTGAGTCGAAGGTCGTTGATTATGCCGCGATGGACACGGCAAAACTAACTGCTTTGCGCAATGCGTTTAATGATACGAAAGAAGGTCAAGCGTTCCTTAAGAAGCATCCACAAATGATTGTGGCGGCTGATATCGTCGGCACTCCTACGCATTCGTCAACTCATGCTGGCGGCGTTTTTATTACCAATGAACCAATTTCAAAATATGTCGCGGTTGATCTAAAAACGGACACGGCACAAATTGACAAGGATTGGGGTGAAAAGCGCGGGTTGGTTAAGATCGATTTGCTCGGTTTGAATAATCTTATGATTTTTGAAGAAGCCTTGCGAAACGCCGGATTGACTAGAGATTATCTTAACACCATTCCGTTGGACGATCAAAAAGCTTTTGATATTTTGAACAATGGAAAATTCACTGGAACTTTCCAATTCGAAGGCCATGCCGCGCGCAATTTGACAAAAGAGGCTGTGGTTGAATCTTTGGACGATATTTCAATTCTGTCTGCACTCGCTAGACCGGGACCACTTTCAAGTGGCGCGGCTGGTAAATGGGTTAAGAAGCGTAAAGGGATTATTCCTGTAGATTATCCGCATGAATTACTAAAACCTTATCTTTTGGAAACTCTTGGTGAATTGGTTTACCAAGAGCAAGTCATGTTGATTGCGCATGAAGTCGCTGGCATGGATTGGAAGACCGTTTCCAAGTTGCGTAAGGCTATCGGCAAGAGTCAAGGTGAGACGGCCCTAAGAGAATATGGCGATCCTTTCATTGCGGGTCTGGTTTCGGCTGGCGTTCCTGATAATATCGCCGCGTCATTCTGGCGAGAGATTATCGGCTTTGGTTCATACGGCTTTAATAAATCTCACTCTATTGCTTATGGGATTGTTAGTTACTGGTCTTGCTATCTGAAGGCACATTTCCCACTTGAATTTGCCGCTGCATCTTTGTCGTTCCGACCAAACGTTGATACGCAAATTGAACTTTTGCGCGAATTAGCGGCGGAAGGAATTTCATACACTCCAGTTGATGTAGAAAACTCAACAGATAAATGGCGTGTCGTGAATGGCCGTTTGATTGGTCCGTTGTCTCTTGTCAAGGGTCTTGGCCCTAAATCAGTGCAAACCATTCTCTCTTGTAGAGCGCGAAATGAACCATTGCCAGAACGAGCGCAAAAGCTGTTGGAGACGGCTAAGACTCCGATTGACGAATTGTTTCCGGTTCGAATTGCCGTTGAAAAAATCGATCTAGAAGCAATGAATATTGTTTCGAAAACGACGCCAGCCATTCAAGCCATTCCGAACGGTTCTTGGCAAGAAGGTTGCGTTGTGATAGGTTGCGTCCGACTGATGGAAGAAAGGGACGAGAATGAAGAAAAAAGAGTCCAAGACAGGCTTGACAGAGGACAACAAGGCAAGTATACGGGAAACACAAAGTTTATCGAGTTGCGAGTTTTTGACGATACTGGCGAAATTTATGCAAAGATCGGACGAAATGAGTTTGATAGTCTTGGACAAAAGGTTATTGACAAGGTTGTCAATGGAAAGACCTTGATTTGTGTAAAGGGAACTATAACTCCTGAAGCGCCGGTTCTCTTGGTTAAGAATTTGAAGATTGTTGGAGAAATGGAATGATTAGAGTTAGTTGGAAAAGAACTTTAAACGATCCGTCGAAAGTAACAGGAATTGTTACAGGTTATGTATCGCATAACGGTATGACTTTCGCCGTTATTGTTTATAAAAATATTCTTATTGAAAGAAATATTGAAGACCTATCTTTCGAAGGATGGGCAGAATGAACGATTGGGACAAGCTATATTGCGAGATTAATTATCTTGCGCTTTTGATCAACCGGCATACTGATTATGCCGTGTGGCTTTCAATGGAAGGTCATGTGCCTTGGACTAGTATTCGAATCGCGAAAAGTAAAAAGTATTATTGGGATAAGATCATTGATGATGAAATCTCGCGTCATGTTGAAAAAGAAGGCACTGGTCATTATCGCGATTGGAACGGCTCTTGTTCGATTGAGAAGTTGACAAAGATTCGTGATCAGCTTAAGCATATTCTTGAAACTGGCGAAGTGAATTATGACGGTTTCGACAAAATGTATTACGAAACTTGGGATTATGTTTTTGAACAGGAAAAACATACTCCTCATCTTCCAATTCTAACAGTGGTGGAAAAATGAACTTATACGATCTATACCAAGATTGGACTCACATTTCTTACGCAAAGAAGATTGCCGCACTTCGTGGCGTTGTAGATTTTCTGGAGAAGAATCCAGATGATGAATTTCTTGAAAATTTTCTTTTGTATCCTTACGATAATGAAGCTGACGATTATTTCGGCACGGAAGGGCTTAGGTTTTGAAAACCTACACTCTAACCGCCGCACAGATTATAGATATTTATAATTCTGGTATTGAACGCGGGAACGATGAAGCTTCTGCTTATGAATGGGGTTGTTCGCCTAGAACTCAAAAATACGATTATCTTAGGGACTGTCTAATTTACGATATAAAGCTTTGTGGCGATATCGAGTATGAACAAAAAGATCAATGGTTTAAGGATTTTATGAATGAAAAGCAAGACGATTAACGCGATTATTACCAAAAAGATGAAGGATTGGTTTGCGTCTATTGAGGACGAAACTGTTCGGAAGTTGGTAGAAAAGAATACGATTGTAACGGGCGGTTGCATTGCGTCAATGCTGCTTAATGAAAAGGTCAATGATTTTGACATTTATTTCAAAAACCGCGTTACGGCTCTAGCCGTTGCAAAATATTATATTTCTCGGTTTAATCCAACTAATGCGCGTGGTATTTCTCGACGGATTTATATTGATGAAAATCATATGGACCGTGTTAAAATTGTTATTAAGTCATCTGGAATTGCGGCTGAAGATGAGCAAAAGGCCGAATATGAATATTTCGAGCGTGATAATCAAGCAACTCCTGACGCTGGACAATACGTTTCGACTCTTATGTCAGATAGCGGTGAAATCGAAGACACTTACGATGACGTAAACGAACAGGCGCAAGAAATTGAAGACGATGGTCCAAAGTATCGGCCCGTTTTCCTATCGACTAATGCTATTACGCTATCGCATCGCGTTCAGTTGATCACTCGTTTCTTTGGTGAACCTTCAGAGATTCATGAAAATTACGATTTTGTTCATTGCACAAATTATTGGATGGATGGCAAGTTATATCTTAATCAACCGGCTCTAGAAGCGCTGCTTGCCAAAGAACTAAAGTATGTTGGTTCGAAATATCCGCTTTGCTCGATCATGCGCCTTCGCAAGTTCATCAAACGCGGATGGCATATCAACGCCGGTCAGATTTTGAAGGCCGCAATGCAACTAAATGCGCTTGACTTGACTGATCCAGCCGTGCTAGAAGCTCAGCTAACTGGAGTCGATAGTAGTTACTTTACCGAAATAATTCAAAAAGTTAAAGATAAAGACCCTGAAAAAATCAATTCTGCTTATCTAATTGAAATCGTGGATAGAATTTTCTAATGGAATTAACCAAAGAAATTATACGTGAGTTTATAGATTATAATCCTGATACTGGCGAAATCTTTTGGAAATTTCGTGATCGTCGGTGGTTTAAAAATAATCGCGCGTATAATTCTTGGAATTCTCAACACGCTGGTAAGCGCGCGTTTAATATTCATTCGCATGAATATCTTTATGGAACGATCTTTAAGAAAAGATACTTGACACATAGAATCGTATGGTTCTATATGACAGGTGAATGGCCGATTGAGGTTGATCATAACAATGGTAAGAAAATTGATAATCGTTGGGTAAATTTAAATAATGTAACTAAATCTGGAAATATGAAGAACACTAAAACTCCGATTACAAATACATCTGGAATTGTAGGTGTTTATTGGTATCCTCGTTATAATAAGTGGCTTGCAAAAATAAGTTATAAGAAAAATCCTATAAATTTAGGATATTTTGATAAATTCGAAGATGCAGTTAAAGCTAGAAAACAAGCAGAAATTGATCACGGATTTAATTCGAATCATGGAAGGAAATGTAATGGTCACGTTTGAAACCGGCATTGATGATATGTATCTTAGGATCACTTGCAAGTGGTCCGACAATCAAGGATATTATCCTGTTGATATTATGGTTAAGAATCCTGAAGGTAAATTCGAACAAGCACCAATTGCCGTTTATGAATGGATTGAGTGTGATAAAGAGTTGCTAGATTGGATTCGTTGGGAGGCGCTTGAAAATGAATGATTTTATCGAAGCAATGATGATTTTTGAGCGTTATATGACGGATAAGAACGCTTATTCTTATAAATATCCTTTCTTTTGTGATCAAGAACAGCTTTCTTTTTGTGGAAAGGGAATCGAGAATTTTAGTCAAGAAGATATTGACCGTCTAGAAGTTCTAGGGTTTGATTGGGATAGTGATGCAGATTGTTGGATTTCAAATCGGTTTGGTAGTTGCTAATGTCTAGATCAGGTTACAGTGAAGATTGCGATGATCAATGGGAGTTTATCCGCTGGCGCGGTGCTGTTAATAGTGCGATCAAAGGCAAGCGCGGTCAAGCTTTCCTGAAGGAAATGCTGGCGGCTATGGACGCTATGCCAGAAAAGCGGCTTGTCTCTAGCGAACTGGAAAAGAATGGCGAAGTTTGTGCTATTGGTTCAGTTGGTGTCGCTCGCGGAATTGATATGAGCGATATTGACCCTGAAGCTTATTGGGAAGTCGCTGATCGTTTTGGGATCAATGAGAAGTTGGCACAAGAAATCGTTTATCAAAATGATGAATATTGGTGGTGCGAAACAGATGAAAAGGGTCGTGTTCTTAACGACGAAAACGGTAGATATATACCGTTGACTCCTGAAAGCCGTTATCGTAAGATGTATGCTTGGATTAAAGGATTGATCAAAGATGGCGACTAAAGTTCAAGCTAAAGTTATGGCAACCAAGGACGAAGGCGAGATTGTAACCGTCTATCAGGAAGGGCCGTTGTTCGTTTGGCAAGCGCCTGATGGCTGGCTTGTCGGTCATATGAAAACAGGCTATGGCGTCTGTGGTAAGTTGCGTTGGAAGATGAAACGTGACGCGCTGGCCTATCTACAGGCGCTTGCCGCCTATAAGGAAACAGCCGAAGACGGTAGTGTAATTGAGTTCGATTGGGATGGCGATTTTGTTGACGAGGAATCTTTCTGGAAGGTAAATGAGAAAGAATTCTGTCGTCGTGCGTTTGACGCTTGTAAGAATGTGACTGCCCAATGAAATATATGGGTAGCAAAGCGCGTCACGCCAAAGAACTATTGCCGATTATCCTGAAAGATCGTAAACCGGGACAATGGTATGTAGAGCCATTTGTAGGCGGCGCTAACATGATTGATAAGGTGGACGGAAACCGGATTGGTAACGATAGTCATCCGCAACTTATTGCTATGTGGCAAGCCGTTGTAAATGGTTGGCAACCTCCTCGTTTTGTTTCAGAAGATGATTATTTAAAAGCCAAACAGGCATCTAAGATTGACGCTGAAACAGGATATATTGGATTTGCCTTGTCTTTTGGCGGTAAGTATTTCGGCGGATATCGCCGCGATGTTGCAGGAACAAAAGGCTCTGTAGATAACATGGAAACACAAAGTCGTAGGGCTTATGAATCTATGCTTAAACAGTCAAAGGCTTTAATTGGGTTTATTGGGTTTGGTTCTTCTTATTCTGGTAAGTATTTCGGCGGATATGCTCGAGGTAATGACGATAAAGGAATTCCGCGCAATTATACAGAAGAAAGTGCAAAGAACGTTTCTGGACAAACTCCAAATTTAATTGGAGTCGATTTTCGTTGCGGTTCATATCTTGATATGAACATTCCGCCCGAATCAATCATCTATTGTGATCCGCCTTACGCTGGCACAACCAAGTATGCGACCGGTGGATTTGATCACGAACGATTTTGGCAATGGTGTCGTGAAAAATCACAAGAAGGCCATAAAGTGTTTGTAAGCGAGTATAACGCGCCTGACGATTGGACATGCGTTTGGGAAAAGAAAGTCAATAATTCATTGACGAAAGAGACTGGATCAAAGCAAGGAGTCGAAAGGCTGTTTACGTATGACATTTGAAGATTATTTCATGCGCCTTGCGCATAACGTCAAGGTCAAATCAAAAGACCCGTCAACGAAAGTCGGTTGTGTCATCGTCGGACCTGACAATGAGATACGATCTACGGGCTGGAACGGCTTTGCCAGAGGCGTTGACGAACCTGAAGAACGCTATGAGCGTCCGACAAAGTATGATTTCGTTGTTCATGCCGAAGCAAACGCAATTGCCAATGCGGCAAGGGCTGGAATTGCCTTGCGCGATTGCACGGCTTATGTTACACATTTTCCTTGCAAAGGTTGCGCCGGTCTGTTAATTCAGGCTGGTATTAAGCGCGTCTTTGTAGACGGTAATGGCGTGACTGTAAGCGATCACGGTCAAGAGATTGCCAAGGTGCAGCTTTCTGAAGCTAACATTGAATGTTTTATTTGCCCTTGAAAGGAAAAGATGAAGAAAAGAAGTAAATTTGATACAGACTTTGACGCTATCCCGTTTGAGTTTTTTCGTTCATTCGACGTTAAATCGCATTTGGTTTTGAACGAACATTTAAGGCCAAAGGTTCGGTTTGCAGAACCTTGCGCTGGTTATGGTGATCTAGTTTATGGTCTAGAGGATTTAGGACACGAATGCGTTTATGCATCGGAACTTGTTCATAGGCCGGAAGCGCCAGAATGGGTTATAAAAGATGCAATGGAATTGACCAAAGAAGATATTGCTGACGCTGACTGCATCATCACAAATCCGCCTTGGAAACGCAAGATACTTCATCCAATGATTGATCATTTTGTTTCTTTAGGAAAACCAGTCTGGTTAATTTTTGAAGCCGATTGGATGCATACAAAACAAAGTATTCCATTTATGGACAAATATATTACAGACATTGTTTCTATTGGTCGATTGAAATGGATTCCAAACTCCAAGTATGGCGGTCTTAAGGATTGCGCGTGGTATCGTTTTTCGATCAAGAAAGAAAGGCCGATTACATTCCATGCAAGAGCGTAAGAGTAACCAGAGAATATGCGAGGAATTCATGGACCTTTTAATTGATGGTGCTAAAACAGCACTTACAGACGATGAACTACTGATGACAAAGCCTTGGCGGCGTCAACTTTGGAATGCATTTAGGGAAATAGAAACGCGGCTTTGTCCGAGACCAGAGGATTTTAGATGATTGATTTAAATAAAAGGGCTAAAGAAGTTCACAACCTTAATCATAAGTGGTGGCATGATTTGAACACTGGCGAGAGGTTAGATCGAAACAAAGCTGAAATGCTTATGTTGGTCATTTCCGAAGTTGCAGAGGCAATGGAAGGTGAGCGTAAAGATTTGATGGATGATCATTTGCCGCATCGCAAAATGGCAGAAGTTGAGCTAGCAGACGCTTATATTCGAACGCTTGATTATGCTTATGGGCATGGCCTGAAAATTGATAGCAACGTTCAATTGCCTTCTGACTATGAGATTATCATTCCTCATTTGACAGACGATAAGGGCGAATGTCTCTTTTTCATGTCTAAAGCGATATGTAATATTCCAGAAGATGAAGATATGTTGAGTGTTTTCTTAATCCTTATATATGCTTATTCAGCTAAACATGGTTATGATCTGGAAGGCGCTTTTCAAGAAAAGTTAATCTATAACACAACGCGCAAGGATCATCAAAAAGAAGCACGTCTAGCGGCGGGAGGAAAGAAATGGTAATTGATTTCAATGACGAAGAATTTAGAAATGCTGCATTTAAAGCATTTTATAAGTATTTTCAAACTTATCAGAATGCACTAAAGGAAGGTTTAGTAGACTGGCCTGAACTTTGGTTAAAGTTTGAAGAACATTACAATGATATCGCAGACAAGGCTTGGCGTTACGAGGAACTTAGTAAGTGAAAGTCTATACTCTTGAAATGTATTCCGATGTAGAGGAAGGTTTTGGCGGTTCACAAACACACATAGAGTTGGCCGGTGTATTCAAAACCTATGACGAGGCGAAAGCGCGTTGGGATAATCGAAAGTATAAAGGGTATTATTACGATTTTAGAATTAATGAGTGGGATTTTACAGAATGATAAAATGTGACTACGTAGACCACATGGGAACAGATTTAACAATCGTGAACGCGGCGCGTGTTTCTTTTGATAAAGAAAGCGATTGGGTTGAAAATTGTTCTTGTGGTGAACCGGGAAATCCAGATTGTAAGAGAGAATGCGATTTTACTCTAGCTGAAGGCGATACTAAGCTAATTCGATATCTTGCCAAGCATAATCATTGGACTCCATTTTCTCATACCTTTATTACAATGCGCGAGATAGTGCCAATCTTTGTTGCGCGTCAGCGTTTTAAACACATGGTCGGTTTTACCTATAATGAAGTCTCGCGGCGGTATGTTGACGATACACCAGAGTTTTACTATCCTGATGCATGGCGCAAACGTCCTGACGCTTCGATTAAGCAAGGGTCTAGTGATGAAATCATTAAAGATTTCAATAGAGAAAGCTTTCACAAAGGATCAATTCGTATTCATTACGATGATTTCATTGATAAGGCTGTTTCTCTTTATCAAGACATGATTGATAGCGGAGTTGCGCCAGAACAAGCGCGAATGGTTCTTCCTCAATCAATGTTGACTAGTTACTATGTGTCTGGTAGTCTAGCAGCTTGGGCTAGGGCTTATAAGCTTAGGATCGATCCGCATTCTCAAAAAGAGATTCAAGAATTAGCAAAACAATGGGATGAAATTATTGCGCCGCGTTTCCCGGTTGCATGGAAGGAACTTGTATCATGAAGATTTCTGAATTAATTTCAGAATTACAAATTACTAAGGAAATTTATGGAGACTTACCTTTATCAACTTTTGACGGTTTTGTTTACCGTATCGATCTTGATCCTTTGGTTGATGGAATTGCTTATCCAATTGATCATTCAAAAGTAAACGAAATTTGCATAGAGATTTTTACACGATGAAAAGAATAATTGACACAGACAGCGCAACGCGCAAAACATATCCTATGGCTTCTGGCCTTTTGGATTATTTCCCTGACGCTCTAGCCGAAGTGGCTAGAGTTTCGTTTCTAGGAAACGAGAAGCATAATTCCGGCCAACCTCTACATCACGCCAGAGGAAAGAGCATGGACCATGCGGATTGTATCGTTCGACATTTAGTCGGACGCGGCGGATTTGATGGCGATATGCGAGAATCGGCGGCTATGGCTTGGCGGGCGCTTGCATTGCTTCAGGAAGAGCTAGAGGCGGAAATGAATCTACCATTACCGCGTGGCGCTAGAGCGGCAGAAAAAGTTCTACGGGATATTGACATTCCTATTCCTTATTGATAGCTTGTGATTCTAACAAGGAGAACCAACTTGCTAAAAATAATTGCAACAATTATCGCTTTTGTGCTATTTTTCATAGCAATCTATGAACATAGTCAGAACAATACGCTAGATGCTATATATTATATGTGTCTTGGTATTTTTGGATATATCACTAACATGGATAACGATTAATGTTTTCGAACGCACAGCAGTCAATTCCCGAACGCTTTATTGAGAAGATGGAAGTTGACGAAAAGATTAAAGAATGGCGTCATCTTGTCGATGATATTATTGCATCATATGGCGATGTTCTAACAATTGAAAACTGTCGAGAGTTACAGATTAGACTCGCGCCAATTCGCGATGAACTCAAGCCGTTGCTTGAACGGCAGGAACATCTTCGTAAGTCTTGTGAAGCATTCATTACAGAAAAGAAACTAAGAGGACCGCAAAACAATGCTTAAACCTGAATTGGTTCTTAGAGCGTCAGAATTTGCAATTACAGCGCACGAAGCTTGCGGCCATAAGCGTAAGTATAATGGCGAACCTTATTATTATCACGTTCAACGTGTTGCCGCAATTGTAACTGAACACGGCGGCACAAGTGTAATGATTGCCGCTGCTTGGCTGCATGATATTATCGAAGATACGCATATCAATTCGAAAATGATTCATGATTGGTTTGGTTTTGAAGTCGGCATTCATGTTGATCAACTGACAAATGACAAGACGGTTGATCGCAAGACGCGCAAGGCTCTGGAAATAGAACGTTTCCGTTCTGCCTTTGGAACAGCTTGCACGATCAAGCTTGCTGATATTCTAGACAATGGACTAGATTTTATTAAATGTGGTGATGAAAAAGCCGCACAGAATTTCATGGAAGAAAAAATGCGTCTATTGCCTATTTTGAAGGATGGTGCTAATCCGATTCTTTATGAGAAAGTAAATAAGATGATTGGTAATTATTTGTGGAAAGGTATGCGTGATGAAAGCGATTGACACAGAAGTTGAATCCGTGCTAAACGGTTGGTTCGGTGAGGAACTAGATAATCAAGAAAATGGACTTCATCATAAAAAGCATCTTTACGAACCGCTTTCTGAAATTGTTCTTCGTTTGAAGTATGAAATTGAATCATTGAATAGGACAGGTTAATATGAATTGCGTGTGGATAGATATCGACGGAACGATTGCCGACATTGAACATAGGCGTCATCACGTTTCTAATGACAATAAGCGATGGAAGCAGTTCTTTGATGAAATGGTAAATGATCCTTGTATTGTGCCAGTTGCTAGTTTAGCAATCGCAATGCACAATCAAGGATTCAAAATCGTATTTTGTTCTGGCCGTCCTGACAATTATAGAGCGCACACAGAACATTGGCTTAATGATATGGTCGAATTGCCAACGTATGAACTTCATATGCGGGCGGCTGGCGACTATCGTTCCGATGTTATTGTCAAGCGTGAAATTCTTAATGATCTAAGAAATCAAGGTTATGATTTTGAGTTCGCTGTAGATGATCGGCAGTCGGTTGTAGATATGCTTCGTTCTGAAGGTCTGGTTGTTCTTCAAGCTGCACCGGGAGACTTTGACACTAAGCCACCAAAGTATGATCCGGGTGTTCTTCATATGCTCATTGGTCCTAGTGGGGCTGGTAAATCGTATTATTTCAAGCAAGCCGCCGCAACCGGTTATTGCGGAATTCGTGGAAATATGTATGTAGGATCAGACGATATTCGCGCGCAATTGTGCGGTGATTTTCAGGATCAATCTAAAAACTTTCAGGTATTCAACGCGCTTCATGCGCTGGTAAAAGCGAGGATTGACAATGGACTATCGACTGTGGTTGATGCAACTAACCTTAAGAATAGGGATCGTCGCGCCATACGTGATCTTTGCCCTAGTAATTGCCGGATTATTTATCATGTCGTGGATCGCCCGCTAAAGGATAAGATGCGCGATGGCGGCTGGCGCTTGCAAGTTTTTCCGCGCGATGGATTGACACTTGTTGAGGTTCATGATCAAGTGTTTCGTGCCAACTTGAAGGACATTCTTTCAGGCGATGGCGACGAACGAGTTGAAGTTAGGGATGTGCGGACGTGAAAAAGAGACTTGAATTCGAAAAAGTTCATTATGATGCACCAACCTATTCGGGATGGAATCTAGAAACATTTCAAGAAGTTGCGGGAAATTATGCAACGGAGTGGGGTATTCCGGTCGAAAACGTTCATTTTTCAGTTGATTATTCTCGCGGTTATTACGACTCGATTGATGTTGAACTGACGATTAAGGGCTTTCGTCTAGAAACCGACGAAGAAGAAGCCGAACGAGAGGCTGAAGAAAAAGCGGCTAAGGCGCACAAATCAAAGCTTGACAAAGAGCGGCGAATCCGCGAAGCTGAAATCAAGGCACAAACGGAACGTGCTGAATACGAACGTCTGAAGAAAATTTTTGAAAAGGAGTTAAACAATGCGTGACGGAACAACTTACCGATGGGCGCGGCGTGAAGCGGCAAAGCTTCATGCAGCTTACCTAGATACAAAGCTTCGTGAAACTTGGCCGTGGTATCGGCTTGTGGATACAGTGGCAATGCCAGAGGAGAAGACAAATGGCTAAGGTTACAAAGGCAACTAAGAAGGTTGAGCGTATCGTTTATGACGAAACTGAAGTCTATACGCTTGAATTGACAAAGAATGAACTTTTGGCTATTAAGCTGTTGACAGGTATATGTATAACAACTACTCCTATTGGTGGATACACAAGAGATATTTTTTACGCAATTGAGAATTTTGGTCTTGAAATCAAAAATATCGATTCTCTCTTTTTAAAAAACGATTCTCCTACGATTATTTTTTCAAATAAGGATTTTGAATAATGGAACGCGCACTCGCTAGTATCCGCCGCATTGCGGAAATCAATCCGATTGAAGGTGCAGACCGTATTAGTGTTGCGACTGTTGACGGCTGGCAAGTCGTAATTGCGAATGATGTTGGTCACAAGGTTGATGATCTAATCATCTATTATGAGATTGATTCGCTACTCCCTGAATTGCCGGAATATGAATTTCTTCGCAAGAATTGTTACGTGAAGGAGGGCAACTCTGTCAATGGTCCCGGCTTTCGTCTTAAGACGATCAAGCTACGCAAGCAGATTAGTCAAGGGCTGATTATGCCGGTGTTTGATAATTATGACAATGATGACACGGCAGCTATCAAGGGTGTTTCAGGCGGAACCATTATCGTTCATGAAGGCGATGACGTAACCGAATTCCTTGGTGTCAAAAAGTATGAAAAGCCGGTTCCGGCAACATGGGGCGGTAAGGTCAAGGGTAATTTCCCGTCCTTTATCCCTAAGACAGATGCCGAACGAATCCAGAATCGTTTCCGTAGTTTTGAGAATTACTGGAATGATCATACGTTTGAGGCAACGATTAAGCTTGACGGCACTTCGTTCACGGCTTATTATCGTAAGCATCCTGATCTTATTGAAGGTGCTTTTGGGGTTTGCTCGCGCAATCTCGATCTAGAGGAAGCCGAAGGCAATCTTTACTGGTCAATCGCTCGTAAGTATGGCATTGAGGAAAAGCTGCGTTCATTGCCATTTTCAGCCGCTATTCAAGGCGAGATTATGGGGCCGGGAATCCAAGGCAATAAGGAAGGTCTGACAGAGCATACGCTTTTCGTTTTCAATATTTATAATATTGACGAAGGGCGGTATCTTGACCCGACTGAACGTTGGCAAATTTTGCTAGATATTTGGGACGAAAAGATTCCAGAGGCACCATTTATGCAAATGGTTCATGGTTCTGAATTCGGCTCTGTCGTTGATTTCCTAGCTTACGCTGAAGGCCCTAGTCTGTTCGCGAAAGAACGCGAAGGCGTCGTATTTAAGTCATTGACAGACCCGACGATTCAGTTTAAGGCTATCTCTAACAAGTGGCTTCTTAGCAACGGAGAGTGAAAATGGAAAATCTGGTTGACATTACAGTTATAATTTGTATCACGGCAATTATTATTGCGGTAATTCGGTCATGAACGCCAAAGAAAAGTATGACGAGCGTAAGCGGCTAAGAGTTGAAAACCGCTTGCGTTATGAACAGAGACGCGCTAAGGATATGGACAAGGAAGAAGAAATGGAACGTAAGTTCACAAAACTTCTTGACTCCTTTGAACGTATCGCTGATGTAATGGAACTATGGGCGGATAAGCAGGTTTGATATCTTTAGAAAGATTAAAAGAAGTTCTGGATTATAATCCAGAAACAGGTTTGTTTATCTGGAAGATTTCAACTGGCTGCATTTCAAAAGGGAATGTGGCTGGTTGTCCCTGTAAAAAGCATAATTATAGATTGATAAGAATCGATAAAGTGCTGTATCGCGCTAATCGTTTAGCTTGGTTCTATATGACAGGTGAATGGCCTGAAAACGATATCGATCACAAAGATACTGATAAGTTAAATGATAAATTTGAAAATTTAAGACCCGCAACAAGACTTCAAAACCAAGGTAATCATAATTTAAGTAAAAGAAATTCTTCAGGATTCAAAGGAGTTCATTGGAGTAAGCGTCATAACCGTTGGGTTGTTAAGGTTGGTCAAAATTATGTAGGTGAATTTTTGAACTTGACAGACGCAGCATTAGCCTATAACAAAGCAGCTAAGAGTTACTTTGGTGAAGAATTTGCAAGGATCAATGAAAATGTTAATTAAACATATTGACGATGTAATACCCAATCTTGTAGATGGATTTATTGTAATGGACAAAGGCGACTATAAAGTAATCGACTACGTGCATATTGGTGCAGGATTCGATAGTCATCCTGTTTTAGTTGAATGTCGTGGTTTGATTTTTGATAAATCGGGAAACTTAATTAGGCGTCCTTTGCATAAATTTTGGAACGCCGGAGAGCGTGGCGTCGATCTACAATCAATTGATTGGACACGTCCGCACGTCATTACAGACAAGCTAGACGGTTCCATGATTGCACCTTTTATCTTGAATGGTGAGGTTCGTTTTGGCACTCGCGCCGGTATCACAGAGCATTCCTTGCGGTGTGAGGCTAAGCATTTGACGCCATTGATTAAGCATTATTGTCATGATTTGATCATTGGTGGATTTACGCCTATTTTTGAATGGACTTCTCATGAAAATCAAATCGTTCTAGATTATAAGGAAGATACACTTACGCTTTTGGCTATTCGTTCCATTAATAATGGAATTTATTTGAAAAGAAAACACCTTAATGATTGGGCCGAAGCAATGAACGTCCCGCTTGTCGAGGAAGTTCATCCTGAAATTCTAGAATTGGTTTACGATGCGGAAGGTATCGAAGGGGTTGTAATTCACTTTACAGACGATGATTCATTCATTAAGGTGAAGTCTGACGAATACGTTCGGGCGCATCGGGCGGTTTCATATTTCGAACGTGAAAATATGATTTTGCCTATTGTTCTGAATAATGAGATTGACGACTTGATTCCTGTTCTGTCGCCTGAAAACGTTGAACGTTTGCAGACATATTATAGTGCTGTATGGGAGGAAACAGCGACTATTGCCTTTAGGCTTGGTGTTATCATTGATGGCGTTGTCGAAAGTGGCATGGATCGAAAGACATTCGCTCTTGAAATCGTGTCACAAGCTGATGAACGAATCCGGTCGTGTTATTTTACTGCACTTGATAATTACGGTCCAGATAAGCGGTCAACGCTTGACATTGTGAAAGAGAAAGTGCTAAAGAATCCTAGTATATTGAAGACTCGATGGAAGGAAACAAATCTTGGCTAAAGCGTTTATCAATGCTGTTGTCGTAGCAACAGCCGCTAATCACGCCCTTACCGCAAACAAGCGAAAGCGAGAAGCAGCACGGAAAAAGAAAATTGAAGAATTGATGCAACCGCGTATTATTGGTCGGTTTTGGAATAAGCGAATTAAAACTCTTGACAAATGGGAAGCTACATATGAATATGAGCGCCAACCAGATTGGGACAAAGATGGTCGTCTTTATTCATATGAAAATAGAATAGAAGAACGCTATAATCGAACAAATCTTTATCTAAATAAAATTTTAGTAACTGCTCTTGCTTCAATTTCTTCTGGCGAAGGTCAAGTTTTGCTTGACGAAGAAGATAGTGCTATGGTAGAACTCTACAAGGATGGAAATTATGAAGATTGAAATTGGTAAGACTTATAAGCGACGGAACGGAAAAATTTCTAAATGTATTAGAATTGAGTTTGACGATACAGCCATTTTTGATAATGGACAAGCTCTTTGGTCTAAATCGGGAACTTGTTGGACTATTAATTCATCAGCTTTTCGCGAAACAGATGAAGATATTATTTCAGAAGTCTTGAACAGTCCAATCCAAGAAGTCACGACACGTAAAATTGTCGCTGGACAATACGGAAATCTTGCTGTAGGTAATATCCGTAAGGATGGCAAGCTTGGAGTCGCTCTACAGGGTGACAAGGAACCGGGATGGTATGTCAACCTGACAGCCGACGAACTAGAAACGACAGCCGCAACTCTGATTGAGATTGCAAAGTTTATGAAGGAATCAAAGTAATGAACGTATTTGAAAAGCTTGCTGAAGCTGAACGAAAGATGTATGTCCTGCTAGGCGTTCCGCTTGGCGAACTTAACACAGGCCGTCTAACGCTTATGCGCGCTCTACGTGGCGGTAAGGGCTTTCAAGCGGAAGCTAAGGGACTGCGCAAGGATGCGCAAGGGCTAACGCGCGGCGACCGTAAGCGGCAAGCTAGAGCCATTGCTAACATGAAAGTTAGTGAGGTTCGAGCGCCAGAATTTCAACACTCATTCGCAAGGAACGCATAGATGGATATTATTAACGAAGCTGAACAATTTGCTGTCGAACTTCTTCTAGAAGTTGGTTTTGGCAACGATAAACCTCTTGTATTACACACTGATGCTATTATTGAACTTGGCGATTTGATTCTACAACTTGTTAGAATGTCTAGAGGGAATTTCAATGGAATTCCGGCCTAGAGATTGGGGTTTCTATTATCAATTCTTCCCTTCCCGATTTGGGAAGGGTGGATTGCATCTATTAGGAATTGGACCTTTTCATTGGAGATTTGAAACATGACAAACCAAGACATTCTTAACTTACCAATGCAGGAAAATGATGCTGGCGCTGCTACAATTCGCGATTATCTAAAGGCGCTTCTTCATGTTATTTGGTCTGAAGGTGAGGGATTTAGCGGTAAGCGACCTTTTGGCAATAGCGGTTGGGAACACGAAATTGGCACAACTTTAGTGCTTGCAAAGGTTGCCAAAGGCAAATATACGATCGATCAAGATGGCGTTACAGAGGTTCATGAAGTTGATTATATCACTGTCGATAATATCGTTCATGCTCTGATTAATGAGCTTTAACCATGTTTAATTTTTTCTGGCTAGTATTTTCACTATTTTTTGGGTTCACTGCTTTTAGCAACATTACTAAAAACTCAAAACTTGGGAACAACGGTCTTGTCTTGTGGGCTACTGTTCTTAGTATTTTATGGACCTTTTCTGCATATTATGCTTTTAAGGCTATGTCATGAGAGACAAACAAGCAGCATTGTTTGGCATCGGAACAACAATTTGGACACTGTTTGCTGTTTGGGTTGGAAGTAATGCCACAATAAATGATTTTTATCCTTTTGGGATTTGGGTTTCTCCTTTTATCGGACTTATAATTTATTATAATCTTAGAGATGGTTATTAATAAGCAAGAGTGTATTGGAATTGGTAGACAAAACGCACTCAAAATGCGTTATCCTTAGTGGTGTGCGGGTTCGAGTCCCGCCTCTTGCACCAAATCAAAACGGCAATATAGCTCAACGGTAGAGCCGTCTGCTCATAACGGATTGGTTCTAGGTTCGAATCCTAGTGTTGCCACCACGCCAGTTTAGCTTAGTCTGGTTAAAGCAGCGGCCCAAAACCGTGAACGAGAGTTCAAATCTCTCAACTGTGCGCCATTTTCTTGTTGACATACGTTGTGAACGTGTTAGATTGAACCATCGCAAAAAGGAGAAAAGCGATGATGAAAGAAACACCATATCGACTCGGTGGTAAATATCTCACTGTAGGCGGCGAAGTTGTAAGACTTACGGGCATTTCAAATTTTGATACAAGCTATCAGACAATGGAGTGCAATCGCGGGATTCACCGCTATACAGCGCGAGACTTTGGCCGTGTAACGGGAACCGACTGGAATAATCCAGACCCGCTTAACTTGCTTTATCCGCCTGTGGAAATCGTTTAGTGTTCCAGTTTAAAAACGATAAGATATTCACACTACTTTGCGAGGAAGCAAAAAAAAGCGAATTTGAAAACCATAAACACGCCTCTTGTATTTGTCATAAGGGGCGCGTTTTGGCTCTAGAGACCAATCAAAAGAAGTCTCATACGATACAGAAGCGTTTTAGCACAAGTGAGAAAAAGGTTTGGCTTCATAGCGAAATTGCGTGTATCATTCGCGTTGTTAATCTTTACGGCGTTGAAATTTTGAAAGATTGCGAACTTTACAACATTCGCTTGACAAAGGCCCTTAAAGTTGGTAATAGTAAACCTTGTGATGGTTGCGCGAAAGCGATTGAAGCTTTCGGAATAGGAAAGGTATTTTATACATGAAGAAGAAAATTGAAACGGCTCCTATTGGTCCGCTAGTTTATGATGCAGAATTGAAGGGTTTCCGTTGGATTAACGGTATCGGCTATGGTGCTATCTATGGAGACAAAAAGGGTCGCTTCGCTGATGGTGAATACATTCGAACGTCTCGGATCAATAGTAAGGAAATCTATACTGAAGGGACAATTTATCAGACTCAAAATTCACGTTATTTCGTGGCAATTGGCAATGATCATTGAAGATGAGGAAGACACTGGCGGTCTAGATGATTATGAAATTGCACAACAAAAGAAGCGCATGAATGAACGAAAGTAAAGAATGATTTCACCAAAAAGTTTGATTGATTTTCCTACCGTAAAGAAATACCTTGCACGAATTGGTGCCGAACCTCGCTCACTTCTAAAGGCTGTCGTTCGACAAGAGCAAGGTAAATATTGGCTCGATCTTGCGATTATTCGCTTTGATCGTCAAGGCAACGTTGATGCGCCAGAAGGCTACAGGCCAGACGAAACTGAAATCGATAATATTAAAGTAGAAATGGCTTCAGCTAAATGGCCTGAAGCTATTTTTATTCCAGATGATATTACCGATTGGCCGGAAAACGTTCGCGGCGCTGATGAAGAAAACCGTTTTTGGTTTCGAGATATCAACGGTAACATTCTAATGGGGCAAATTCGTATCGTTAATAAAGACGGCACGAAATCTTATATCCCTGTTACCAAATGGTCAGATGGTGAATACCGTTGGGTAGAGCCGGAAGGTGAATTACCGCTTTGGGGAATCGAACAGCTTAAGAACAATCAGACGGTTTTCATTCACGAAGGCGTTAAAGGCGCGATCCTATGTAAGGACGTTGATCCTAATCATCCTTGGGCTACAGAACTAGGCAATGCCGCCCATATGGCGTGGATTGGAGGGGCTTTGTCGCCTCATCGCACCGACTGGAGCATCTTGAAGCGTTACGGCGTCAGGCGGGCTTATATCGTGGCAGATAACGATGAACCGGGGCGTTCGGCAATTACCAAGATTGCCGAAGAACTGGATTGCGTTACCATGTCAATTGAGTTTAGCGACCAATTTCCAAAATCTTTTGATCTTGGAGACGAATTTCCTAGCGCGATGTTCAAGACGATCAAAAAAGAAAAATATTATATTGGTCCTAGTTTCAGGGATTGCATTCATATGTCAACTTGGATGACTAATCTTCTACCGCATCCTGATCCTAAGAAAGCAGAGAAGGGCGCAACAATTGCTGTCATGCGTCATCACGCCAAAACTCTATGGGCTTACATTGATGAATTGGAATTATTCATTAATACAGAATTTCCAGATATTATCCGTAAGAAAGAGGCACTAGACGCGATGCTTGTTTCGTTCTCGCATACGCGCAAGACAAGCGAATTGATCCTTCAGGCTTATAATGGTCGGACTCCGCGCCTAACCTATCGTCCTGATATCAAGGGGCGGCGCGTTGTGTCATCTGGAGAAACGGCAATCAATACGTATATCCCACCTTCGATTAAACCTAAAGAAGGTGATATCTCGCCTTTCATAGAATTTATGGATTATCTAGTTCCAAAAGATAGTGAACGTGAAGAATTGTTGCGTTGGTGCGCAACACTTATCGCGCGTCCAGACGTTCGAATGATGTATGGCGTTCTATTGATTTCAGAACAAACAGGAACGGGTAAATCTACTCTGTCCGAGAAGATATTAGCTCCACTCATTGGACTTCATAACACTAGTTTTCCAAGCGAGAAACAGATTACCAATTCTGATTTTAACTCTTGGATTGGCAAGAAGCGATTGGCTATTGTTCAAGAAATCTATGCAGGACAAAACTTTAAAGCCGCCAATATGCTAAAGTCTGTTATTACAGACAGGTTTGTTGAGATTAACGAAAAGTTCATGCCTTTAATCAGGCTTGAGAATTTCATTTCTATTTTCGCTAGCTCGAACTCACTTAAGGCGTTGCGTATTGATTCTACAGACCGCCGTTGGTATATTCCAATGGTTACAGAGGAACGTTGGCCGAAAGAAAAGTTCACAGATTTTAACGATTGGCTTGACTCTGGTGGATTGCAGATTATTTGCCATTGGGCGCATAATTTCCGAAACTATGTTAATGCCGGTGAAATTGCTCCAGACTCAAAGCGCAAACAGGAAATGATTGAGGATGGAATGTCAGAGGCGCAAACAACCGTTGCCATGTTGGCAAAGGCCGCTAACGCTCTTGACTATCCAATTGCAATCGGTTTCCGTAATATCAAACACTGGTTGCCGCAAGTCGGTATTTCTAAGATTTTCGACTCTGATCAGGAATTGCGTAAAGCTATGAAGGAGCAAGGGGTTAGATTCTCTGACAAGCGAATTTCATTGGGAGGATTCGAACAATCTTTGATGATGAACAAATGTCTTGTTGACAGGTTGGAAGAAATAACGGATAAAAACGAACGAATCAAGGTGGCAAAGGGTTTTAATAAAATGCCAGAAGAAATTATTGGAGAAACAATGTGAGTGAACTAACACCGGCAGTTGATGTAAAGGATATTGTTTGAGTAAACTAAAAAGAACTGATTTAACTCAAGAAATCGTCAAAGAACTTTTAGATTATGATCCAAAAACGGGTAAATTGGTCTGGAAGAATCGTGATGTTAAGTGGTTTAAAGACACAAAGAATAGAACAAAAGAATGGGTTTGTAAATGGTGGAATAATCGTTTCGCAAACAAAGAAGCTTTTACATCCAAAGATAGTAACGGTTATTTATGTGGCGGAATCTTATCTGTTAGAGTAGAAGCGCACAGAATTATTTGGTTATGGTGATATGGCAAATATCCTGATAACGAAATAGATCATGCAAACGGCATAAGAGTTAACAATAGAATTAAAAATCTAAGTGATGTTACAGATTTACAAAATTCTAAAAATCAGAAAATGACGAAAGCCAATAAAAGTGGTTGCGTTGGTGTTTATTGGATCGTAAGGGATTCTTGTTGGCGAGCAAGCATTAAAGTAAATGGTGATTATATACATTTGGGTAACTTTTCGACGTTTGAAGAAGCTAAAGAAAAACGCAAAGAAGCGCAGATTAAATTTGGATTTACAGAAAGGCACGGAACATGAATAAATTGATTCTTTTTGGCGCGGCTTGGTGCTCACCTTGTTTACAGATGAAGCCCATGTTAGATGAAATTACGCAAATGGAAGTCGTTAAATATGATATTGACAATGAGCCTGAATTGGTGAATAAGTATGGAATCAGAGGCGTTCCGCTTCTGGTTGTTGAGACGCCAGAGGGAGAGGTTTTGGCCTTTCGTCAAGGTGGTATCAATCGTCACCAGCTACAAG